ATCCCGTATGGCACGTAGCCAGGTTGCACGTAGCGCTGGGACAATTTCATAACCTTGACCAGATAGTTCCGCCATCGCAAGGATTGCATGCTCTGGTGAGTGATAGTCTTCTTCATTCTGTAATTCAACGTATAGCTCCTGGCTAGCATAGAGCGACGCGATAATTGAGGCATCGCCTTTACTTGAGCGTGGGTGCTTTGCTGGCAGTAAATCATTGTCCTGCTTGTAATTTGCATTTGCAGGACGACCGCTCTTTAACAAACGTAGGAACGCATTAACGCGAGCAAACGCCCAGCCGTCTCTTGTCATTCCTGGACGATGTGAACTTGAAAATGCACCAGCGCCACGACGATACACTGCCTTAAGCATTCCAAGAGTTGCCTTACGACCTTCAGGCGCTTTCTCGTTGTGCTTCTTTACCTTCTCACGAAGCGTTGCTTCTGTTCGAGCGCTAAACACGATTTTCTTTCCACCCTTAGCAGATCCCTTAGGATTTCTCTTTGAGCCGTAGATGCGATCTTTCTTTGGAGCAGGACGAGACGCAGCAGCTGTAATCTGACTGTCTTCAACTTGAACAACACCATCAGGGATAACCGCAAAACGGCACTTGCCGTCGTCTTCAATTGGCTGTGCAATAATCTTGCAAACTCCAGGACCTTCGTAAAGAACACAGTTGATGCACTTAACACCAATTTCCTTATATTCGTTTTCTGCGGCAGGCGTGTATCCTGCCCAGATACCTGTTCGGTCCTCGTTAAACTTTCCATGCTCTTCAGCAATCTCTAAAAGTGCCTTAGCAAGATCTTGTTCTTCAGCAACAATGATTCCTGCAGATGTAAGTGAGTCTGCAAAATCCTTTGGTACGCAGTTGGGAACCATGTTCCCGTTCTTACCTTTCTTCATACCAACTTGCTTATACCCGTCCCAGCAAGGACCTTTACCATCTGCTGTTATTGGCGTGTATGAAGCAACAAGATCAACTGGCTCAAAGGACATTACTGTTACACCTCAGTAGTTGGAGTTGGCTCTGGTGTCTCTGTTGGCGTCTCTGTCTCCGCTGCTTCTGTTGCAATTTGCTGTGGTCCCTTAAGAAGTCGTTCAACCTCTGGCGGAATTGGTGCAAGTGATGTTGCCTGTGATGCAAGACGAGTTGCCTTCATAACGTCAGGAGCAACTGCTGCAAGCATTGCCTCTGTGAGCTCAGGTGTGATTGCACCCTTCTCTCTAAGCAGACGTAGCGCAACCTCTGTAGGAGTTGGGCCGTCCTGCTCTGTAAATCCGTGTGATCTGCGCCATGCATCTCCAGAGATAACTCCCCGGTCAAATCCAGCATCTGCGTCGGCTGCGCGGTCATTGCGCGTAGCCACCTGTGATGGGTCATACCATACGCAGATGCGTTCTACCTGAGCTGGGTCGAACCCATTTGCAATCAGGTAAGGACGCAGATAAACAACTGTAATAGCGTCTGCAATCAGAAGCATTAACGGTTCGATATGTGCTTTGTATAGTGACTCATCAATTTGAAGAGCATTGGAATACTTAACGTTTGCAAGACCTGTAACGATGTCCTTTGGGACATCAAGGCCTTGTAGAATTCTTTCTAGAACACGATCTGCACGTTGTGCAAGCGCTGGGTCAAACGAGCGCTCAAACTTGAATTGCTTAATCTTGTCGCCAAGTTCTGCTGGACCACGAATAATAAGTGGAACAACCGCAGATGCTGAATCCTCGTCACGAATAGGCGTTGTCATCGCATCCATAAGTTGATCCTCGAACTCGTCAGCCGCCTCCTCAGGAGTATAGGCTTGATTCATTGAGTCATCATCATCATACGGATAGTCAGGATCTGGTGAACCTGCAACAGAAAGCCCGTCCGGAAGATACAAGGCGCCAGCATTTAGACGTGAGCGCGCTGTAGCACGGAACGTTCTGTTGAGGAGAAGTAGTTCTGAGCAAAGATCTAACAAGCCACGTAAGCTTGAGTCTGCTTCATCAGAGTAGCGTGGGTGCGCTCGCCAGATGCGACCGATAAACGCATTGTTTGGAAGTATAATTTGACCAGGTTGTTTTTGTCCTGTGTAGGAACCTGTTTCACGTCGAGGAATAATTGTGTACGCGCCCTTTTGGTCAATCTGAATCTCATCAACTGAACGGATATCCCATGTCTCAGGAAGTCCTTGACCTTGACGCTCTGGAATTTGAACAAGGTAGCACTCGCCAGCTACTGCAAGGTTGAGTGCTGCATCACGGAGAAGGCCAGCTTGTCCGCCATACGCTGAGTCAAGACGCACGATTGCACGCTCTGCCGCTGAGGCAAGACGCTCATCAATGAGAGGACTGTTGCGAACTGGAAGTGGAGGCTCTGCAGGATTATCAATTACTGCCGCAAAGATACGAATACGAGATATTACCGAGCCAACTAGACTGAAGGCATATTTAATTTCACCGATTGCGTCGTAGTATTCCCACGCCTCAGACTGCCAGGCATTTGATCCTGATGTTCTGCGACTACGGAATTGCTCGGCCTCACCTTTATCGTTAAGACGAAGTTGAGATGCTGCTGCAGTAAGTCCACGAGGAGCTGAGTATGCAACTGGCGATGCAAAACCAGGAATAGTTGCTATTGAGCTAAGGGAAAGAGCAGGTGAGTTAATTGCACGACGAGTAGCTGCAGCCGACCTAGGGCGCTGTGATCTGTTGCCGTTTGAGTCACGGCTAAATACTGCCACTTATTACTCCTCGTCCTTGTTAACGGAACAGCTGGGCATTACTTTTCCAGCCACGCGGTTATTACTCCTGCGGCTGCTGATAGCGCAAAAACAGCGCACACGGCAATCGTAGGTATAGGTACTATAATATAGGAAACTATAACTAGTGATGAGATCCAAAATGACACACACCAGTAGCAAGTAAGGAGATAACCGATACCTCCATCGGCTGGCTTAAACTTCTTCCAGACCTTCTTGCGGAACTTATCAAGAACTGTGTCCTCGATGATAAGACGGCTAGCGCGGTATACTGCAAGTGCTAATATGATGAAATTACCAAAGGCGATTTCCATAGTTTATTCCTTTCATTCGGTTGGGTCTTGGTCTGAGTACACGTGGCGATACGGATTCCACGAGCGTAGACGCGAACCGCAACCGCAGTTCTCGTCCTTCTTATAGGCGAGCATCTTGCCCGTCTCTGTGAGGATATATGAATCCTCGGTTCGTACATTTGACTTGTGATGTTCGGTATACCGTTCACGGAAGATAATCATTGGCCCTTCATTTCCGTCAACCGCAACCATTACCGCCTCATCGGTCACAACGATACGAGCCTTTGTTACCTGATAGGCACCAACTGTAATTGGCGCAGACTTAAGATCCTGCAGTGTAGGAACCAGGTCTGGCTGGGCAACTCCAACAAACGCGGGAAACACATCGTGAACAATCTTCATTTGCCCAACCTTCTTGCCATTGCGCGATATGTAACGCCTGCCGCCTCGGCAAGCTCGCGAACTGGGACGTTTGACTCGTAAAGACGAGTGCAGATAGCTGTAAGTTCTTCATTGGCTGCAGCCTGCGGAGAGAAGCCTGTCATCTTTGAACGGTAGCGACGAGCCAGCGGAGACAACTGCTCGATACGTGCGCGTTCTGCTTCACTTATTCCTGGAGAGACTGGGCGTCGTGATACGTAACCGCGAGGTCCTGTCTTAAGCTTAGGTAGAGGAACTGGCACATCAAGAGGAGAATACTCGTGTTTACGGGTAACCCAAAACTTAACCGTAGAACGTCTACGCGGAGGATTACAGGCGTTACCTATACTTTGAAGAGGCCAACCTGCCTCGAACAACTGGCCTACGCGGGTGTAGAACTCCTTGTGAAATAGAGTAGAAAGGAGTTGAACCTCAGACGCTGGTAGTTCCTGCTTACGTGCGGGACGACGCTTCTCTTCCATAAGGTACACGATAACATGTTGTGTACACTAAGTGTTATGAAAAGTCTTTTCTTTGCCAGAACTTCTTTTTGTAGCTTCCGATAAAGCTCTGCCTTATGGCAAAGTTCTGCTTATCTAGCTCTAGACGCTCTGCGTCACCTACAATTACCTTCTCAGACTCCCAGGCTTCTCTCTTGAAGGGTATGATCTGATACATAGGAGTTCCAGCTGGGATGAGACCTTGAAAATCTTTCTTTATAAAAAAGCCAACCTTGCCCTTTGTGCCGTTGTACTCATCTGCATCAATTATTGCAGGAACAACAGTAAAAGGTAGATCGTAGCCGTAAGATGGATGTTGAATAATGGCACTGTATCCTTTAGGTAGTACTGGAGCCCACACACGATTCCAGTGTAAGAAAAAACCAGCATGCCCCTCTGGAATTGGCATCTTCCCTAAGCTCGTGTGATCTCGTATTGATACCATCTCAATATCACCGTTAGGGCTTGCAAACCGGATGCCTCCTTCGTCATTGTGCTCTATAAAAAAGTCTTGCCACGTCTCTTGTATGTATCCAGCGGTGATACTGTCAAGAACGGGCATGCACGCCTTTATTGTTTTTAGAGCTTTAAAGTCGTTGCCTATCTCTAGGGTTTTTCCAGAATAAAACATAGTCGTCTCTTTATACCAGTCTGGGATGCAAGCCTTGGCTGGTTTAGGAATAGGAACAAAGTTTTCTACTGTCTTGTTATCAGCAATAAACTTGATCTTCTTTTTTGTCATTTATGTCTGTTCTTTCTCTTAGAGGTACGCATAGTAGACAATACCATGCTTTTAGCTGAATAGCATACATGCTAGCGAACTTTAAAAACACCGCCGGTTCTATCGCTTGGAATCTTGCGACCTGCCATTGAGCGCGCGGTGATCTT